GTCTTCCTTCACAAACGTTTGTTGAATTTGTCACAAGAGATAAATTCTCTTTTGACACCAACAAACCCCACTGGGGAACTTTCTTCTGCGAAGAAGAGGTTTCCTCCCCTTCTCTCCCTACAGAAGAAATTGACTTTAGCGCTGCAATTATTGCGCTTTTTATCGAGCCAATTGCCCCTAAACTCAAACCGACTGAAGAAGTCGATGAATTTGAGTTCTCTGACTATGACTATTGTCACCTCGAGGCCGAAATGCCTCCTCGTCGCAATCGTCGTTATATCAGAAAACTCTCAATCATCCACCCAGACGCTCTCTATTTCACTCATGGACGCCGCTCCTTGAAACGCTTGCAAAGGCGTGAGAGGAAATATCTCAACAAGATGGAGATTGGATCCGTTACAGCAGAAATGCTCCAATCCCTTCTCGATGACGTTAAAGCTCAACTCCCTGAATTTGAAGAACATGGAATCACTGACATGATCGACATGTGCATCAATTATTTTTCCGACTATCTACGAACCACTGGAACAAAAATTGTCTGTGCTTTCCTCTTAGTACCAACCGTCATGTCTTTTGTCACACTTGTCACGTCTATGATCTCTCTTTTCCGTGATAAAGCTTATGTCACCGGTGGTGTTGGAGTAGTAGCTTCCGCTGTCAGCCTCCTTTACAACATGACCTTCATGGTCGGAGGCGCTGAAATGGCTATCAAAACTCTCAAAGCCTACCGCGACGACCTTACATCCGCTGTCGAAGAAGCCATGATGTGGTTTAATCTCGACAAGAAAGCCCAAGAAATGGAAATTAAAGCCGGAAGAGCCCACGTCATTGTTAAAAGACGATCATACAGTCCATCAAACATTCCCATCCAAACAAGAATGTGTCAACAAGCTTTTGACTCTAGTCTTAATGAAACTGAAGTTGCACTCGCTGTTCGCTGTAAAATCATGGGTCTTATCACCGTCCAACATCCTGAAGAACTCTTTAAGAAATTCTACCACAAGAAGAGTTGTCAACTTAGAGTTTACGACGAAGTTGAATTCATTCACGACAAACGAATTCCAAATATCCAAGAAGCTTTCGCATCCTACCTTGCGAAGGATACCAAGGACTTCACTGAAGAAGAATACTATGCCTTCTATGGTGTTCTTTCATCCGCCCTCTGCACCGAGTTCGCCACCTTTGATGACTTTGACGACTTCTGGAAAGACAAGCGAGCAACCGTCATGGCCGTCTATAAAGACAGTGAACTCATGAGAGACATGTGTCATGACATCATGAAAGAAGATGTTGCTGATTTCGAAGAAATTGACGACAAAGAAACTACCATCAACGTCGATACAATCGAAAAAGAAGATGTCTTTTTCGAACCAAGCGATACAGAACCTTCTGATCCGCTTGATGAACCAGCTATCTTTGAACTCTTCAATGAACATGGAACAACTACATACGATTA